TCAATTGATTGTTGCTACCGCACCTAGAAGAAGGAGATAAAATGAAAAAGTTCAAAGAATGGGGCATGGCAGCCCTAAACGAAAACTTTACATTCCTTGGCTTCTTTGTGGCCTGGGTAGTACTTGAAGGCAGCGCAAAGACGGTAGTAGGGTATGTAACCCTAGCATCGGTAGCCATATGGTTTGCAACCATAGGAATACGTAAAGAAGACGAATAATACTATAAAACATTATTTTAATGTATAGTATAATATTAATATGAGAAAGTTGACCTCAGCCCTACTTTGCGGTATACTTGTAATAAGCCTTTCTGCTTGTTCAAGTCGCTACAGGTATGCCTGTCAAGACCCAGCAAACTGGAAAGAAACAAAGTGCATTCCGCCAGAGTGTGAAGCAAGCGGAGTGTGCACAAAAGATTTAGTAAAGGAAACTGACAATGGGTAAACGTAGAACGCAAGCAGAACTAGATGGTTTATTAAAGTTTGTATTAGGTCTTACTTTAGGAGCAATTTTATTCTTTACAACAATGGGTATTTTATATGCCCTCGTTTTTGTTGAGCAACCACTAACTGGTCAATCTGAAAACGACAAAATGTTTTTTAATGTTTTGGGTAGCGTAGCAACTTTTATTACTGGAACGCTTGCAGGTATTTTAATTGGTCAGTCTGGTGCAAAAGATATTATGGATGCACAGTTGTCTAATAAAGAAATGGATTCTAAAAATACATTAGCAGATAAAAAACTTGAATCAGAAATTGACGAAGCAAAGGCACGGAGATTAAATAAACCTGACGGCGCAATGCCAGAAGAACAACCAGTCGATACAGATTGGGATAAATAATGGCGGAGCAAGGTACAGCAGCACGACTTATTGAAGTTGCCCAAGCCGAAGTAGGAACTGTTGAAGGTCCTAAAGATAATGAAACAAAGTATGGAGCATATACTAAAGCCAATTTCCAACCATGGTGCGGATCTTTTGTAAATTGGTGCGGGAATGAAGCAGGAGTAAAAATTCCTAATACTGTTTACACTCCTGGTGGCGCAGCAGCATTTAAAAAGTCTGGTCAATGGATTGACGTAGATGTTGCAGATCCAGAGCCAGGAGATATTGCATACTTTGATTTCCCATCTGACGGGGTAGATAGAATATCCCATGTAGCAATTGTTGTTAAAGATAATGAAGATGGAACAGTCTGGTGTGTTGAAGGAAATACTTCAGGAGATCCGAAAGGTAGTCAACGTAATGGTGGAGAGGTTTGTAAAAAACTTCGTGCTTACAAGAAAAATAAAAAAGGAATTCTTATTTCTATTGTGGGTTTTGGCAGGCCTAAATTTGGTGCCTCTGCATCAAAAACACCAGCAGCCCCTGTAAAAAAGGGTACTGCTAAACCAAAAACATGCTCAGCGTGTGGGCAAACCATTAAATAATAGTAGTTGACAAGCAAAAATTTTTTGGTATACTTAAATATACCAGTTTGAGAGGATTCCTATGACCATTATTGCCGTTGTTAAACAAGATGGTAAAGTTTTTATGGCAGGGGATCGTGGCGCTTCCGATGATGATAATATAATGTCTATTGTTGCCCCCAAAGTTTGGAAAACTGGCCCGTATCTTTTTGGATATGCTGGAACTATGGATGGCGAAAGAATTAGACATAACTTTAAGCCACCACTACCAGAAGGAAATTTAGATAAATTTATGTATACTAAATTTATTAAATCATTAAGAAAGTTTTATGAAGAGTGGTGGGTAGACACAACCAAAGACGCAGATTTTGGAATGATAGTCTGTATTCGTGGAAGAATATTTGAGCACAATGCAATTGATATGTCATTAACAGAATATCAACAACCATTTTTATGTATGGGTTCTGGCTCTGCGTATGCATATGGGTCCTTATACTCAACACAAAAACAAAAAAATCCTAGAAATAGAGTAAGGCAAGCAGTTGCATCAGCAATAGAATACTCCCCTTCATGTAAAGGGCCAATAGATACGGTGAGTGCATAATGAATAACATGTTTGAAGAAGAGCAAGAAGAACTTTCTAATATTCAGGAGTTTGACATTTGGCTAGAAAATGGAATTAACAGAAAGTGGATTACTCCACCATTTTGCAATACGCATGAAGGAGATCCATATATGACAGAAGAGGAACAACAGGAGTGGGAGGATGGCGGAGATCCTTGCCAGGTTGTATTAAAGATAATTAATTAATATGATAATTTTAGGTATTAACGAAACATCCCACGATGCATCTGTGTCTTTAATTGACAATAATAAAATATTATTTGCGGGTCATTCAGAAAGATACAGCAAGCAAAAAAATGATTGGTATGTAAACAATGATTTAATTAAAGACGCATTGTCATATGGAAAACCAGACTACATAGCCTATTACGAAAAGCCACTTTTAAAAAAAACAAGGCTTGTATTAAATGGTGGCTTGGGAGATTGGAAACCAAAGTTTAATATAGAGAACGTTCCAAGGGTATCATTTAAACATCATTATTCTCACGCAGCAGCAGGATATTTTACAAGCACCTTTGATGATGCCGTAATAGTTGTTTTAGATTCCATCGGTGAATTTAATACGTCAACAATTTGGACTGGAGAAGGTTCTAAAATAACATTAAAAGAAAAGCACAACTATCCATTTAGTTTTGGTCTATTCTATTCCGCATTTACACAGTTGATTGGCCTAATGCCAAACCAAGAAGAGTATATTATGATGGGCATGGCAGCGTATGGTGATTCAAAAAAATACTATAAAAAAGTTAATGACTATTTCCCATCAATAAAAAAACAAAAATATAACTTTCACAAAGGAATTACAGACTGGGGCTGGGTTAAAACAGAACAAGATAAATTTGATATTGCTGCAGCAGTGCAGGATGTATATAAAAATAGACTGACTGAGTTTATGCAACACGCACAAAAAATTACTGGCAAATATAATTTAGTCTTTATGGGTGGGTGCGCTTTAAACTCTTCAGCAAATACAGAGTTGTGGAATATTTTTGACGATATATGGATTATGCCTAATCCTGGAGATGCTGGGTCATCTCTTGGAGCAGCAGCAGCGCTTTATGGTAAACATTTAAACTGGGAAACTCCATACCTTGGCTATGATTTAGGAGGTAAATATCCAGTCAATGAAATTGTCAAGGGTATATTAAAAGATAAAATTGTAGCGGTAGCAACAGGAAGAGCAGAATACGGACCAAGAGCATTAGGCAATAGAAGTATACTTGCCGACCCAAGAGATCCTAATATAAAAGATAGAGTTAACTTAATAAAGCAACGTGAGCCATTTAGGCCGTTTGCCCCAGTTGTCATGGAAGAATGTGCAGATAAATGGTTTGATATGGATTTTACTAGTCCATATATGCAGTACACAGTAAAATGTCTTCAGCCAGAAAAGATCCCGTCAGTTGTTCATGCTGATGGAACCTCTAGAGTACAGACAGTTAATCGCAACCAACATAGGGATCTTTGGAGAGTTTTAAATAAGTTTTATTTAGAAACTGGTGTGCCAGTTCTATTAAATACAAGTTTAAATATTAAGGGCCAGCCCTTGCTAAATGATGAAAAAGATATAGAACTTTGGGAAAAAACTTATAATCATAAAATTATAGTAGGTTTAATATGAATAATTTTGATTTTAATATTTGGGAAAATTCTACAAAAAAATCATTTGTTTTTATTAATAAAAGATCTAATATAAAGAATGACTGGTTAGACTATGATGAAATTTTAAAAACAGAGTATAAAGATTCAATTATAAAGCCAATCAATAAATATATGTATAAATTATCGTCACCACCGAGATTGGTTTCGATTATAGACAACACAGTTACGTTGTGTCAAGAAAACTTTGCAGAGGTTTTTTTGCTAGAAAAAAATAGTAAACTAGATGCCATAGAAAAAATACACATGAGACAGTTTTATAAATATGGAGAAAAAACTATAGAAAATAAAGAATGTTTTAGCGAAATTTTTAGATGGGCAATGACCTGGTTTATTGATTGCGATGGGATTGAAATCGACATTTCCAGACCAGAGGACTCTCCATTTTATTTTTATGAGGAAAAATATATTTCTAGCAAAGAAAATTCAGATATTGTTGATCCAAAAATGCTACTTTTTCAATTTAAAAACAAAGGCTCACACATGAAGCCAGACGGGTATGGTAGAATTAAAAGAGGGCAACCAGCCTACTTCATTACTTTTACCGCAGAGAATAATGTTGTAGCAAGAATTAAGGAGTTTTATGGCAAAGATTAAATTTTATCCTTTTAGTAAAGAGACTCAGGCAATGTCTCCTGAGCCAACTCCCGCATCTAAAAATATTCCAGAGTGGTACAAAAAACAACCAGCATACGGCACATCAGATGAAGAACAAATGTTAAAAACTGGAGGAAGTGCATCAACAGTAAAAAGATGCATGCCAATATTTGATATTATTAATAGTGGATATATTATATACATTCCTTGTGATATATATGTGGATGCAACAGATCCAAATAAACTAAAGTGGTCTGTGCCATCTTTTGCTAGTCAGGTAAAGCGAGAGTTAGTTTCTTCTCATGCTCCAGAGCAGGTATCTCACTACCCACTAAATGAAAAACAATATCATAAAGAAATTTTTAGAATTATGCCATTTTGGTCTGTTGGAACAGAAAAAGGCTATAGCACTTTATTTACTCATCCTTTTCACTCAGATGAATTACCATTTAGAACATTTGGTGGAGTAGTAGATACAGATAAATTCATTACAGATGGTCACTTTTCAATACAACTAGAAAAAGGATTTAAAGGAGTTTTAGAGAGAGGAACTCCACTAGTTCAGGTCATTCCATTTAAAAGAGATAGTTATTCTATGGAGTTAGTTGATGTTGAGGAATCTAACAAAATTTTATTGTCTCAAAGACTTTTAATAAGAAGTAAATTTAAAAACTTTTATAGAAATAATTTAAGGGTTGCAAAAGATTACAAATGATTAAAAATAAAAAACTAACCTTTATTCCAACAATTCAAGACTTTGAAAATAAACTAATACCTCCTGTGCCAGCAATCTCTCAAGTACCAGAGTGGTATAAAAGTTTATCTTTATACGGGCCAACAAATAGTGAAAAAAATTTAAATCCAATAAACCATGTAGGGACAGATGGAACTTTTGTTGCAACAAAAAAATGTATTCCTTTTTTTGACGCACTAACATCTGGCTATTATTATTTATTAGAAGACGACCTTCATGTAAGTCAAAATGAGCACGGGTATCCAAAATTAACATGGAATGGAGATGTTATGTTAATTGACAAGAGACCCACCCTTGAGGTTCCAATCCCAGGAGATTGTCACCCAGTACATTTTGGAGTAAGGATGAATTGGTTTTATAGAACACCTCCAGGATACTCTGTATTAGTAACACACCCAATGAATAGGTATGATCTACCATTTTATACTCTTTCTGGAGTTGTAGACTCAGACTCTTGGGGCTTGCCAGTATTTTTTTCTTTTTTTGTAAAAAGAAACTTTATAGGAACTATTCCAAAAGGTACGCCAGTTATGCAATTTTTTCCTTTTAAAAGAGACTCTTGGGAAATAGAGGTTGACGATAGCAATGAGATTATTGAAGAAGAAGAATTTAAAGCAGAAAATAGAAGAACAATAGTTACTGGATATTATAAAAAAGATATTTGGAAAAGGAAAAATTTTAAATAAATGGTAGACAATACAAATACTAAAAAAGAATGGGATAGCATTAATGTTGTAATGTATTCTTATAAAACTAAAGATGCTATAGATACATTGTCAGATTTAATGAAAAAAGTATCTGGCGATGTTTTTATTTTTATTCACTGGCATGATCAAAATGCAATAGATAGATCAAAACTTCTTGAAGACCTGGTTAATTCCTATGAAAACTGTAACGGAGACTATTTCCATATTAACTGGGACAATAATGAAGGCGCTGTTGATTATAAAGATAATAGATTAAAGGCAACTGTTGGGGGCAAATATCACATGACGATAACGCCAGGAACAACATTATTTCAAAATTGGGATACTGAGTTTATAAATTATGTAAAAGATAAAAATGTTGTTATTTCTGGAAATAAACAAGTAGCGCTTGATAACTCAAAAATTTTTTATGTAAACAAAACATTTAGCAATATATCAAACTATACAGTTACTAACTATATAGATAGAAATTTAATATTTGGAAACGTGATTATGATGAAAAATAGTAAACTTGGAGAGTATAATTTTCCAGGATGGCTAAAATATCATGGAGAAGAAGAAGTTTTATCTTTACAATATTGCAAAGATGACATAGAAATAGTTGCTGCTCCAACAAACCTGGTATATATAAGTGAATATAGCACTCTTACCGATTTTAATTATTATGTACCATTTTCTAAATATCACAATTACAATCAGGTCATAAAATTATTTAAAACAGGAGCAAATGAGATGATAGGTAATCTAGGACAAGATTTTGTAAAAAAGTTTTCTGAAAAAAATAATTTTAATTTTTCAAGTTTGCATTGGTTGCCATTTTATGCAAATGATGTTTCTTATAAAATTAGCGAGACATCTTACGATAGATTGGGCGGAAGAAGATTTATTAAACAATATAAAGAGGTGGAATAGTATGCATAGAATTTCTGTTATTGAAGATTTTATTCAAGAAGAAGATGCTTTAAAATTAATTTCAGAGATGAACAATCCCTCTGAAACAAACCCTTATCCAGAGTATTATAAAAAAAGATATGGAGGTACTGCGCTTCCTTATAACGATAGTGTAATGAATATTTTAATTAAGTACGGGCACAAAACTAACAACATTCATAAATCATTAAATGGATATTTAAACAATATATATGTATTTAAGGCATTCGGATCCCACTGGACCGCTGGAACTAAAGGTGATTTACATATAGACGCCCAAGGCCCAGAGCCATTTATTGAGTGGAGCACTATAATGTATCTTAATGATCCCTCAGAATATCAAGGTGGAGAAATTTATTTCCCTAATCAAGGATTTACCTATAAACCTAAAAAATTTTCTGCTGTGTTTTTCCCTAGCGCTGGAACAGAATATATTCATGGAATAACAGAGATTGAGTCTGGACATAGGTATACTGCTCTTTATATGCATACATCGTTAAAACAATATTCAGATCCAGATTTTTTAAAATAAACTTGTCAAATTAGGGCGTAAGTGATAAACTTATTACATTGGCCTATAACTCAGTAGGTAGAGTGCCGAACTGTTAATTCGGATGTCCCAGGATCGAAGCCTGGTAGGCCAGCGAGTCCCCATCGTCTAGTGGCCTAGGACGTCGCCCTTTCACGGCGTTAACACGGGTTCAAATCCCGTTGGGGACACTATAGGCACCAGTAGCCAAGTTGGTTAAGGCCCCGAACTCATAATTCGGATATCGTAGGTTCAAGTCCTACCTAGTGTACATCTAATACATCGTAATGTGGATTTTCCAGCAACCCTGGTGTTGGAAAACTGTTAACTAATAAATTTTTTCTTAAAGATATAAAAGACTTATCCTCAGTAGAAATAAAATTAGCATCTGTCGATACTTTGCTTTTTTCAGATCCATATATTTTTACATCTGTTATTTTTTCCCCACCAATATTTGCAAAATTGCCATATGTAGATCTAGGGAAATATGCGATGTCTAAGGATTCTTTAAGTTTATTTTTATTCATTATCATTGGAACGTGTATGTCGTAGTCAATGGGATCTTTTATTCCAACAGAAACCAATTGTTTATATGTTAATTCTAAAAGTTTAATATATTTTGATGCCATGCCAAGTTCTTTGTACCTTTCAATTTTATCTATAAGAAGGCCACCGTGAAGTGTTGGGACTATTGATATTTTATTTAAAGCAAAAAAATCATCATTCATTAAAACAAAATTATTTGATATTTCTAAATGCTCTGATGCCACACGAATACAATTTCTAATATTTTCAAATTTACCGCCAACATCTTTTACATATATTAAATCTCCTATGTACCATTTTGGCCTATTCCCTATAAGCCAAACACGACCTTCAGGCATATTTTTTTCAATTGATCTCAAAGAATAACGTAATTCTTCATTTTCCCCGTCACGGCAAATATAAACATAATCCATTTTAAAAGTATAGCATGCGGTATAATAAAGTATATGGCAAAAATATTAGTTGTAAGCGCTAACTTACCAGATTGGTCAAAAAATAGTGGGGGAAAAGAAAGAACTGCAACCTTGCTTGAGGCCTTAACTGATCATGAAGTTACGTTCTTGTCCTTTAATTGGAACAATGAACTAATTAATAAAAAGATAGGTAATAATATTACTTATTTACAGCCACAGATAGGATCTGCTATGCTTAGACGTAGAAAAAATCTTATTTCTGATTTTGCTAGTGCTAATCATGATGCTGTTTTTGAAATATTAAATGATGATTTAAACATTTTTACTAAAGTTTTAGCAGATTTGTCAAAAGAACATGACATTTTAATTGTTGACCATTATTCAGTATCACCTCTTGTTAAAAACATTAAAAATATTCCAATCATATATAACTCACATAATGCAGAACTAGAACTAGCCAAGCAGGTTCATATCAATAATGCAGAACTTCTTGCTATAGTTGAAAACATGGAAACCCGCATTTTAAATCAAGCAAAAGAAATTACATATTGTTCAAAATTAGACTTTATAAAATTACAAAACTACTACGGTAAAGATATTTCTGGAACATACATCCCCAATGGTACAACAATTCAAAATAAGATTGATTACAAAAATAGACTTAATTCTAGAGATATTATTTTTGTAGGTAGTGGACATCCACCTAATAAGGTTGCAGCAAGAGCAGTAGTTAGTTTTGCTAAATCATTGCCAGAATTTAATTTTATTATTATCGGTGGATGTGGTAATGGAATTAAGGCTGGGAGCATTTCAAGCAATGTTCATATTACTGGTCATGTAGATGATGAGACCTTGGATAAATATTTTAGAACATCATTTGCATTTATAAACCCTATGTCTAGTGGATCTGGAACTCATTTAAAAATGATAAGGCATTAGGATATGGGATTCCAATAATAACATCAACTATAGGGGCAAGAGGATTCTCTAGTCAAGAAGTGGAAGAGTCAATGCTTATTGCAGATAGCGAGGATGATTTTTATGCAAAAATTAAAATCCTTAAAAATGAAAGAACATACAAAGATTTATGTGATAATTCATATAAGCACTCACAAACCTATAACTGGGATAAAATTAAAAAAAACTATTCAGACTTTATTGATAACTGTATAGGTAAATATGTTAAAAATAAAATAGCAAAAGTTGAACTAAAAAAAGTAAAAGAAAAAATCTTAATATGCTCTATTGCTAGGAATGATGAAGATTTTTATGTTAATTACTACAATAGGCTTAGGGCAATGGTTGATTTTTTCCCAGAATATGAATTCTATTTGTCGTTATACGAAAATGATTCAACAGACTCAACAAAAAATTTAATATTTCAACAAGATTATTCAATGTTTGCTGGTGTATCTATTGTTTCAGAAAAAATTAATACACGGTTTTATGGTTCAACAAAAGATGAAGATAGAGTAAAGAATTTATCGGTAGCAAGAAATAAGGCCCTTACTGCTAACAACTTCTTAGAAAATGTTGACTATGTCTTGATAATAGATATTGACGTTGAATTTAAAATGCCTGCAGTGGAAAAAGTTTTAAATTTTAAAAAACTAGAGCCAGACTTTGATGTTGTTGCTTCTGCCACTTTAAGAAAAAGATCCCTTTATGATCACTGGGCAACAAGAGAGCAGGCTGAGTATGATCGTGCAATTGGAGAAAATTTTGAAATATACAGGAAATTGCCCTATAAAAAATACTACTCTGTCTCTAGTGGATTTTGCCTATATAAGGCCAAAGCCTTTAGGGCTGGGGTAAGGTGGGGGTATATTAATACAGTGACTGGCAATCCAGATTGCGAAATGGTGGTTGTTTGCCAAGAATTTAGCAAAATGGGATATAATAATATCTATATGATGCATCAAGCAGAAATGCAACATAATCATAAATAAGGAGAAGCATGCGTCTTAAAATAATTAAGTTTGTTGTTAAACTACTGGGATACGAGTGGTCTGGAGACAACCTAAAATTACCAATTTGGTATGTAAAAGAAAAAAAGAAGTCTGAATAATGTACGAGTATAGAATTAAAAAAGTCACAAATGTTGTTGATGGAGACACAATAGATGTAGAAATAGATCTTGGATTTAGTGTTTCATATGCACAAAGATTAAGACTTGCTGGTATTGATACCCCAGAATCTAGAACAACAGATAAAGCAGAAAAGGCTTTGGGGCTTGAGGCAAAAGAATATCTTAAGGGCAAAATTAAAGACGCCAAAGACGTTATTGTAAAAACAGAAAAACCAGACAGTTCAGAAAAATATGGAAGAATCCTTGGATGGGTTTATATAGATGGATCAAATAAATCTATTAATGAGCAAATGATTGAAGACGGTCATGCTTGGGGCTATTTAGGAGACACGAAAGTAAAAGACTTTGCAGCCCTTGCAGTAGCCAGAAAAAAATCTCAAAAATAAGACTTGCATAACTTACTCATATGTTGTATAATTAAATACAAAATAGAAAGAGGTTCAAATGAAAAGTCCAATACCTGGAATTGCAATTTACAGCAATGTAATTAGCAAAGATTTAGATGTTATTAATAGGCTAAGTACCATTCTTGGCAATAGCCAAACCTATAAATGGTCTGAGTCAACTGTGGGATATTCTGAAAAGATGACTGACTTTAGAGACTGCTTTGATTTCAAGTTTAGAAAATCAACGCTTGAAAAAGATACAGGGAAAGAGTCTTTAGAATTACAAAAAATTTGGCAAGAAATTTATGATAGACAAAGTATTGCAGTTAATGAATATTGCACTACATTTTCTGTTGGAGAATTAAAATATTGGGAAGCATTTAACTTTCTTAAATATGAAAAAGGTCAGCATTTCCAGTATCACCACGATCACTCTGAAAACTATAATTGTACAATATCATTAGTTCAATATTTAAATGATGATTACGAAGGCGGAGAGTTAAGTTTTGGTGGATGGAATTATACATACAAGCCAGTTGCTGGAGATCTTGTGATATTTCCATCTAACTATATGTATACTCATAGGGCAATGCCAGTAACAAGCGGTACTAAATATGCGCTTGCCACAATGCTAGATTATAGTGATAAGTATCACTCTCCAGAAATACATCAAAATAAACAATACTAATATCAAATATGATATAATTAATATGTACCTGCCAAATGGGGGTACATTAACTTATTCGCTTGAAGGAGGAATAAAATGGTAACACAATTCGCAATGGATCTATTCAATGATCCTTTTTTTATTGGCTTTAACAGAGAGTTAGGCCGTTTAAATACAGCACATAAGACAAACTCACAATCATATCCACCATATGATCTTCTTAAGTTAGACGAAGATACATATAGGCTATCTATTGCAATCGCAGGATTCTCAAAAGAAAACATTGATGTATCAGTAGATAATGGAACACTCATCATTAAGGGTGAAATTATTGAGGTAACCGATGCTGAAGTTGTTCATAAGGGCATTGCAGGTCGTAAATTTACACGATCATTTGCTCTCGGTGAATACATGGAGGTTACTGGTGCTGATCTAAAGGACGGTATGCTAAATATTAGTATTGACCGCATAGTGCCTGAAGAGAAAAAGCCAAAAACAATTAAAATAAAATAAATCTAAGACACCTGAGCATGTGTATAAAAGGCTCACTTGTAATTTTTTCTAATTTCTGGTATGATAAATGTATGGCTAAAAAGAAAAGCAGCGCACTATCTTCTGGAAGCATAGGCTCATCAACTGGTGCTATGGAGTATACTAAAGGGTATATTAGAAGAAAATATAAACGTATGAAAGATGAAGAAAAAAAGTGGAAATCGCTTAATGGTCCAATTACTGTTAGGAAAATAAACAATGAATGAGTTAGTAAATTACAAAGTTATGGCTCCTGGCTTAGTGTATTATAAGAATGCAATTGCAAATCCAGAGGAAACAATTAAAACCATTGAACTAATACAAAATCGTCTTCAATCTGGCGTTGAATCAAAAGCAGAGGCCTGGGAAGAATGGAATGGTGCGGATGCAACTCTTGAAAGGTTTTGTTTAAAGTCTTGGATAACAAACCCAAGAGATATGGAAAAGAATGACCCCTTGTATGAAGAGGTGTCGGTAATATATAAAAATGTTTCCGAGGGTATTGATAAAGTTTTTGATCATTATGCAAATACTGTATATCCGTCTGCTGGAAAAACTGTAAAATCAACAGAAGGAAGACTCAGCATATTAAAATATTCTAACTCTGGTTATTTGCCTCCTCACCAGGATCAAGGGGTTAGCAGCAGATTGATCTCTACTGTTGGATATTTAAATGATAATTATAAAGGTGGAGAAATTTATTTTCCGTACCTTGATATAAAAATTAAACCAGAAGCAGGCAGTGTAGTATTTTTCCCATCAAACTATATATATGTTCACGAAGTTATGCCAATTTCTAATGGAATTAGATATGCTATTCCACAGTGGTATCATTCATTGACTACCCAAAGAGACTCGACTGGAGAAGAATAATGGCAATTTATGAATATGACTGTATGCCTTGTGCTAAAAGATTTATAAAAGAAAGATCAATAAGTGATGAAGATCCAGGATATGCCTGTGATTCTTGTAATAAAAAATTAATCAGAGTTTATTCACAAATTGGGGCAATTTTTAATGGTTCTGGGTTTTATAGCACAGACAATAGAAAAAAATAAAAAGTTCAAACTTGACAGCCAAATAAAATAACTGTATACTTAGTATATGATTACACAAGAAAAATCAAGAACACTAACTACCCTTGACCGTTGTGATAGATGCTCAGCAAGAGCCTATGTCTTGGTAGAGGGAAATGTGGGAGAACTATTGTTTTGTTCGCACCATTATAATAAAATTGTAGACAATGCTGTTGGATATGACAACTTAATGAAATTTATGAAAAGCATAGTTGACAATCGTGACATTCTAGAAAAACCATAGGGAGAAAAATGGAAAGCAAAAAAAGAAGTATGTATAAATCAATTACTTGGCCAGCAGTGCACATCCTATTTGTTGGAACCTTGGTGTATTTTTTTGAAAAAATAATTACTGGGGAAGCCCATTGGGAGTATGCTGGGGCTTTTGCAATCATTTACACTACATGTGAAATGATAGGATTCTTTTTACATGAAAGAGTTTGGAATAAATTTGGTAAAAATATTAAATAACATAACAAAAGAGCCAACTCCGTGAGCAAAGATGACAATATAGAT